ATCGCCAGTGGCTGTATCATTATAAATCATACAACCTCTCGCAGTGACAGTAGCTGTTCCAAAAGTCAAATCAGCAAAATCAGTGTACGCAGTTGTCCCTGATGTTGTAGGATTGACGTTTGTTAAAGCTGCACCACCCGCAGTATAGTTCGTTCCTGATGCTTCTTGGTTTGTACTATAAGCTGTGGTAGAAGCACTCATGGTCGCGGAGCTAGTGTACAAAGCAAGCTTAAAGGAGTTTCCTCCAGTTGCTTTAAAGTTATGTACCGCTTGCAAAAGCTCACTTTTGAAAGAAGTACACATTGCTTGTGTTATAGCCATTATAGCCTCCTAATAATTTCCGCAAGATCCTTATGACCTTGCTGTTCTAGTTGATTGCCTATCGTACACATGTGGTTTTTAATTGCCTCACGCATATAAAAAGCAATGATAAAATGACACTTATTTTTAAAAGCATGTGCCTGAGCTTTAATTGGACCAGGTGCAGTATCTGCAACTGAAACTAATTTATTAGTGGCCATTTCAGCAACTTCTTCGACTGTATGGCCTCTGTTTTCCGTGGTTTTTACACCCAAATCTCCTATGGAGAGTTTAAATGAATCTGTTTCCATTTCAATATGTCTTAGCTTTTTTAGATTTTTTAGAAGATTTTTTCTTCATATCATAATCACCACGGGAGGTTTTTCCTTCTCCTCTCATGTATCGCTTTCTTTCTGTTGCACCTGGCATCTTTTCCTCAATATTGATTGGGTTCCGGGGGCGTAAGACCGTTCGTTTTTGAAACCCTTATAGGGTCTTGCCTTCCTGAAACACCAACAAGCTTTTCATTGTTTTCTTCTATATTAGAAAAATTAGTTGTTTTTAAGTCTCCATCTTTTAAATAAACCACAGGTGGATCTTCCAATCTGTGGTATCCGTAAAGTTTTTCTTTTTCAGAAACATTAGTATCTAACATAGGAGAAGTTGCCGCAATAGAAACATCGATTCCTTTGCTCATACATTTTGCTAACCAAAACTCACAACACCCTCTTCCCAGTTCTCCAAAATGAATATTGGTGCTGTAACTAAAATCAGCTCCATACATACTGACTTTTCCTACCTCATTAAATGCTGCAAAAGCAATAGCGTAAGCAATGGTGTTATTAAGGTATCCGCACCCCATTTTCTCAACCAACTCATCCAAAGGGAACAATTCAATGGCTGGAACCCGACTATCGAGTTCACAAGAATATACTGGGATTTCTAGCTTTGGAAGAGTTCTTCTCATCACCTGGGTTTGAGGACCAGCATCAAATGTGTCAAAAAACCTTGAAGCAGGATCCATCATAAAAACACGATCACACTTAATAACCGCGCACATGGAATTAATCGCCCAGACTTCATCGTATTCCTTGCTGTGACTGATTGACATGTGATAATCAAGTTGGCTCTTGCCCATTGCCACAATTGCAATATTTTTGCCTTTTAATTCTTTAATCATCGCACTGCCCTGGTTTTGTCATAACGCATTTCTTCCTTGGTGTTTTTGCCTTCCGCCCAAACCTTAAATTGCATCATTTCTTTGTCATAGTTTTGTTTGTAGGTCCCAATTTCTGTTTGATCTAATTTCATAAACAAAGCGGCCTGTAGTAAAGAACCTGCCAACAACACATTAGGCGCATTGGTTGATAAATAAGTGGTTCCGTCTGAAGCGCCTGCGGTTAAAGAGGTTGGCCTGTAAAAATAATGCAATTCAAAAGTGTAATTGGCATCGGGAGTTGGCGCCAAAATAAACGAATCATTATCAAACTCTCCATAGTATATAGGAAGCCCTGTGGTTGATGAGTTTGGTGTGTAATCTCTAATGAAAGAGGGGTGTTTCAATAACAAATAAGTGTAAACACTAGAACTAATTACCGCCAGGCTAAACGGCGCTAAAAAATCGCTGGGCATTGATAAATAAGCGTTCCCAGAGGCTGCTGTTCCTGTGACATTTTTTCTAAAATAATTAAGCTCAACATTCTTTAAAATGTCTTCTTCGGTTACTTTTATAAAATTATCCAAATTATTGGTAAACGTCGTTTCATCGTTTTCCATGTAATCCTGAATTGCTGTTTTTAATGTTCCATAAGTAAAAGACATTATGAGCCTCCTGCTGTTATAGTACCAATTTCTCCGGTTGCTTCAAGACCCTCAAATTCTGTACCAATAGGATCATCGGTGGTGGTCATGCCCCCGGTTCCCAAATAAACCCCTTTAGAATCAAACTCTGAAATTTTGTTTGTGGTCACAACACCCAAACCTGCCGTTTGAGTAACAGTATCTGGTCTTGGGTCATACAACGCTTGAGGATCAGCAACATGAGGAAGCGGATCCAATTGGGGACTTTTGGGTTCAAAACATTCCGGGCATGTTTTTAGATTGTTCCATTCTTTTTGTAATTCGCCTAAAGGGTATTTAAACCCACATCGATCACAAATTCCGTATGCGTATTTGCCTGAAGCATAAGCCATCTTTAATATCCATAAGAACGCATGTTTGGTTTTACCATTAACGATGCGCGACTTTCATCTTGAGCTAGCGCTCTTGCGAACTCGTCTTCATACATGGCTTTTAATGCGTCCATTCTTTCTGGCGCCCTTTTTTGCGATATGTAATAAGCAAGCCCAGCTACGAGACAAGGATAAAAACGAAAGGGAACCTGGACATCATTAACAGAGGTATCTGCATCTTCTATTCTTAAAATTTGATTCATTTTAATAATATCAGTGCTGTTCTCAGGTGCTGGCCAAACATATATCTTAGGTGTTTCCTGTTTATCCAAAAAATACTGAGTAGGCCTAGCTTTAGTTGCTTTGTTCGGAATGTTCCAATATTCAGACCGACCTATCTGATTCATCTGATAATCGGTGGTTACACTATTTTCAGTGCGTCTAAGCACCACATCGAGAACATCAACAACATAAGCGTTTAAGCTATAAGAATCAGTGCCTTCGGTTAATGTTTGACTGACATTGCTGATGGTCCATTGATTTAAGCCTCTGTTTGCCCAGTCTGCAAAAAGAATATTTAACGAACGGCGGGCTGTTCGTGCGTCATAAGCAGTACGCATTTCCAACCCACATCGTTCGTAGGCTTCTTCGATCCATTCAGCAACATTAGGCTGAAAGTCTCTTGATCCAGAAGTAGCCATTCTTCTTAGTAGTTCTTAATGAACTCACACCAAACGGTGTATTCGTTCCCAGCATCAGCTGTTGATGGAATAACCAAAAGCACATCACCAGAATAACCAGATGCCGCTGTGTTTACCAAACCTCCGAAGGTACTAAAGTCAAACGAATTGTCATAAGACAACGTTAAAAAAGTAACGTCAGTGGTTGCATCCCAATCAAGAGATGCTGGAGCATCTGGAGCACCGCTACATGTGTACCATATCTTGTTTAAAGTAACGGTTGAGCAGGCGGTTCCATCTGGAGCAGCATTTAGTGCAGAAACATCAACTAATGTGGTGCTGCTTGCACTTCCGTCCGAATAAATAGAACAGTAAACAATAAGCTTCTTTTCTCCATCAAACTGATTAGTAGGGCCTGTGACTGAATTAGCCATAATTTACCCCCTATTAAGCGTCAGCAAATGGAGTTACTATAGTTCCTGAACCTAGTATGATTCCTTCTACTGCATACTTCGCAGAAGCTATAGCCGTACATCTTACAATACTGCCTGCAATTCCACCTTTGGTGCTTCCGTTCATAGTAATAACATCATTACTTGAGCCAGAAATAAAGGTTTTGCCTGTTGCATCATTGACACCAGTATAAACGCCACCAACAAATTTGTCTGTGCCGTCTGTTACAATATCCATGTCTGTAGCTGCTGTAACAACAACAAAAGTGAACTGAGCGCCTAAATTACATAATTGCCCTGGATCAGTTTTGTCATCGGGTTCTGTAACCACAATACTTGGAAGTGTAAACACGCCATCAGCATCATTACACAGCAATATTCTGCCGGCATGAGATGCCACCGTAATGGTCGTGTTAGCTGTCAAACTAACAACTGAATTATAGCCCGCATTAATAAGTCCTGCGAGGGACCTTATAGGGCCTGAAAAGGTTGATTTTGCCATAATTTTTTCCTCCGAAAAAATAAGTCCTACCGTCTTGGCGAGTCTGCTAGGTCAGTCTGTAGGACAAGTTATCCCTAGATAAGTTTGATGCGGGTTGAGTAGGAAACCCCCGCATCACGGGTTCCGTTTCACTGGTTAAGCGCCTTGTGAGCCATATATGCCACGAGGATTACTCCAACCAAAGCTGTAACGCTCTCTAGCCTTGAAGCGAACATTTCCAGTATCAAAGTCACCTTCCATGTTAGTGCTTATAGGCGTTCGCACGAAATGCTTCATTCCGTCTGGACAATCTGTTAAGACAAACCATGCGTCTGTATCAGTTAGGAAATGGTTGACGGCATAGCCTTCAGGTATCATTCCCATGCTTCTCATTGCATTGATGTCGTTATCAGCAGTTCCAACACGGCCTGGAGTTTCAAGCAAGCGTTCTGCTATAAATTGAAGTTGTGGTGGCACAATTAGCTTCGTGCCTTGAAGAGCTAGAGTTAGATTACGATCATCAACAAGAGTTGAAATTGTAATTAACGCATCTTCAAGTGCAGTTTCGTTCAAGTCAACTTGGGTACTAGGTGTATTTGAATAAGTACCGCCACCCGCTAGGGTATGCGCACTGTTCACTAGAGACAGTCCGTCTCCACCTGTGTAACTAGAGCTAAAAGCATTATTCAAAACATTAGCAGCTTTAACCTGCTTAGTGTGAGCCATAGATCGCGCAAGCGCTTTCGTATAACGTGCACCAAGTCGGTCGTAGAGATTATCCTCTACAGCTTCTTCTGTTAATGCAAATGCAAGTGCAATAGTTTCATGGGTATAGCGAGCAGTAAAGCCTTCATAGGCTGTATCAAACTCAACACCATCGCCCTCACGCTTCACGGGAGCATTTCCGAATCCTGCAATAAGAACTTCTTCTTCAAAAGCTCTATCTGAATTTTCAGACTCGAAAATTTCCTCGTGTTCATTCTCATAACGAGAATACTCCATGCCGAATAGGGCATTTAAACCAGGTTCTAGTTCTTTAGTGAGCTGTGCTCTTGAAATAGCCATTAGTTATATCTCCCTTATGCTAGACCAACTTGAGCCTGTCTATACAGATGGTTCTGTATTAAACAAAGCACATTGGTGTTTGCACTTCCGACGTCGGAGTTCTGAGGGTCTGTAGATATACCGATTGCTTTCAGTGGCAACGTTGCTGTAGTAGCCCCCGTTGACACATCAAGCTCAACATTAGAACGACCACTTTGGGTTGATCCGACTGTGGATTGATCCACAATGTCGAAATTACCCCAAAGATCCGCTACTGGCATAGCAGCATCTGCTTGTACTTCATAAACGACATAAGGGTCGTCAATGATGAAAGCGACTGCGTCAGTAGCAGCATTACCAGGCCAGTAATTACTCCACGTTGGTTTACTTGTAGTGGGGTCAGTGTAAAAACAACCGTTGAACACACCAATAATGATATCGCTTGTAGCGCTACCACCATCAGCACGAGCGATACGAGTAACCGTACCTCCTGTGTTCTGAGTCACAATGTCACCCATGTAAATCTTCGTAGTATAAGCTGTATCGCCTGTCGTAATCCTATATCTAGATTGACCTCCGTTGAACGGTGAACCGCTAACATGCTTGGCTGGACGCAAACCAAATGCGGCGTCTTTATTTGCCATAATTAACTTCTCCGATCACGAGATTAAAATTAAGTAACTCTAAGACTTCGTCTTTGAATTACCGCCAAAAGTAACCCTGGATTGTCGATTTTTTGTAATCGGCATTGCAGGATGTTCTTCACGCATGAGGTCATTGTCAACTGCATTCATTTGATTAACTGTTTTCTTCTCAAAATACTGATTTCGTTCTTCAGCAATTGATTCATCAATCTTACAAAGCATAAGACCACCAATTCCGACCACACCTGCGTGTTTGCCGTGATCGATGGTGGGCACATCAAACTCTGGAATTTCATCCGGTTTGACAGGCTCCCAGCCTTCGCGAAATCGTTGCATCACATTCTTTCGATCTTCCTGACCTCTTACTTCGGTTCGTACCCAACGGTATCGAACACCTGGAGGAGGCTCCGGGGTTTTCAAAAGAGATGGCGGTTCCCAGGGGCGTCTAGCCTCTTGAGTCTCGCGTGTTTCTGAACTTCGAGAAGTTCTATCAATTTCAACGTTTTCTTCGATGTTTTCAGTTTTATCATTCATGAGTTATCTAACCTCGCTTTGTGAACTGCATAATCTTTAAAAGAAACCCCTAGACGTTTAGCTAATTGCTGTTCGCTAGGTGTCAGCTCTACCTGATTACGATTTTTCCTGCGCCCATTTGAGTTACTGCGTGATGGTGAAGCAACGGTTTGGACGGGTTTCCCGTCGGCTTCCACGTTATTTTCAAACTTGTTTGGCAATTCTTGCCTCATTCGTTTATTGATCTCAGAGTAATAGTCCTCTGACTCTGTGTCAAATCCTTCTTGTGCTAATTGCTCATGAACTGCAATAGCCACATTGGTCATAACTTTGTCTTGACCAAACCAAGTGTTCTCGTTTGCCCACTGTTGAGCACGCTGAGAAGGTTGTTGATACTCAGGTTGTCGAGACGGTTGCTGTTGAGCTGCACTCATTCGTTGTTCCTGAATGTAGGCTTGCTGTTGAGCGTTGTATTGCTCCATCTCTTGATTGTATGTTTCTAGTTGTTTTTGATACTGATCGTAAGCGACTTTATCGGCAGAAGCCGCGGCCAATATGGATTGAGCTTCCGCTATTTTATCAGCCTCTCCTTCTTCCATGGCTTTTTGTAGGGCTATCTTGGATGCTTCCAATTGCGACTCTACTCGCGCTCCAAACTCAGCGCCATAGCTTTGTGACATTTGCGCTTGTTGGTTCTTTAAATTCTTGTTTTCTTCAGCAATTTGCTTTGCGTACTGAAGCGCTTGAAGTTCTCGTCGTTGATAATCTTTAGCTTGCTTGACGGCCTTATCAATTCTGTTTTGCGCTAACTTAGCTCTTTTCTCAGCCTCGTTTTGAATTGTCTCAGCCTCTTTCTCAATGTGAGGACTTGTTTCAAAATCTTCTTTAACCTCTTCTTCTTCTATGGGGGGAAGATTTTCTAAGTCTTTTCCCTCTAGTTCAATAAAGGTTGATTCTTCTGATACCTCTTCATTGGCTCGTTTCCCTTCTGGTAACGCCGCCTTTTCAATTTTCTCGTCAGTAATTTCTGGTAATTCTTCTGCCATGGTTTTTTGCTCCGATTATAAGCTCTGAATGTCGTCCGGATCCAAAATGGTACCAATGACTTCGTCGTCATTAATAATTCTGACTTCTCCGCCATCGTCCAATCTGAATCGAGCACCAGCATATCGACCAATTAATACCCAGTCCTTCACTTCACACCAAGGCTCCCCGGCAAACTTTCCAGAATCCTTGTAAGCCAATGGACCGACTTTTAACACATACGCCACCACCGTTGCCAAAGCTTCTCTATCTACAAGCGTATCGGGTAAAACAATACCTCCTTCTGTGACTCCTTTTCCTTTATAAGGCAACACCAATAAACGCCAACCCGTTGGTTCGGGCATTCTTTCTAGTAGTGAGTTATCGATAAGGGAGGGGTCAAGCACTCTTTCTTGAGGTTCGATGTAGGCATCTTGAATAGATGCTTCACCGTTTGTTTTGCTTTCCTCTATTTTTTGCGCTTCTTTTTGAGCCTTGCGTTCGGCTTCTATATGTTGGGGGACTGCTAAGTCACTCATCAAAACTGTCTCCAGTTGCTTTTTGCAACACTTCTTTTACATCATCCTCAAAGGAGCGAAGTGCCGTTAACTCTCCAATAAGGAAACGATAGTCTTCCATCGTTTTTACTGAACCGCTCGATAGATGCTCAGAAATCCTATCTTGTCTATCTCGCAGTTCGTTTAGAATATACTCTGCTAATCTTAATCCGTCCACTCTTTTTTAAATATCGCCTGGACCGCCTTGGCCTATAAACATTCCATAGGGTCTAGCGGGATCTTTTTTAAAGTCAGGATCTGTTTGTAAGCCAAAATCTTGAGAAGGAGTTGGACCAAGCAAAGGATTACTTATTCCAAAACCTCCCATATTTCCCAAGCGCTGTTCAATCAAGGCTTCAATGTCTGCCATATTTATCTGTTGAGGTTCAGGCTGTTGTGCCAACTGATTCTCAAGTTTTGAAATTCTTGATTTTAACCCGCTTGGGTCAAACATTTGTCGACCTTCCAAATCGCCTATTCTTGTTTGCAACCCTGTGGGGTCAAACATTTGTCTGTTCTGTAAAGCGCTTATTTGACTTTGTAATCCTGTAGGATCAAATGGCGTAAATGTTGGCATTTGTCTGTTTTCTAGTGCATCAATTCTTGACTTTAATCCAGATGGATCAAACATTTGTCTGCCTTCCAAATCACCAATTCTTGCTTGTAAACCACTGGGGTCAAATGGTGTAAAAGAAGGAGTAGGTCTATTTTCTAGTGCATCTAACCTAGATTGAAGACCCGAGGGATCAAATGGTTTAAAATCTGCTCCAGTATCTGG